AGCCGCCGAGCATCACGGTGAACCTAGCGCCGCCTGTTGAGCAACAGGAGACGAAGAGCGACATCGAGCCCATGGATTGGGAGGTGCTGGACGCCCTCGAGCCCGAGCCTCCAGCCTGGCGCCTCGATGGCTGGCTGCCTGAGGGCACCGTCACGCTGCTGGCCGCCAACGGCGGTGTTGGCAAGTCGAACCTGAGCCTGCAGCTGGGCGTGGCGCTGGTGCATGGCCAGCAGTTCATGGACATCGCCACCAAGCCGAGCCGGGTGCTGGTGCTGTCAGGTGAGGATGAGGCGCGCACCGTCCACTTCCGCGTGGCCAACATCTGCCAGGACATGCAGGTGCCCATGGCCAGCCTGGCCGGCCGCATGACGGTCTATGACTTGACGCAGCAGGACTGCGTGCTCTGGCGCGATGGCCACCCCACCGAGCGCATGCAGTGGCTGGCTGACCAGGCCGTCAGGCTCAAGGCTGAGGTCATCGTCATCGACAACGCGTCCGACGTCTTTGCGGACAACGAGAACGACCGGACAGCTGTTCGCGGCTTCATGCGGGCGCTGAACCTGATTGCGCACGTCACTCGAGCCGCCGTGCTGCTGCTGGCGCACGTTGACAAGGCGAGTGTGCGCATGGGCGCGGGCCAGGACACCAACAGCACGTTCAGTGGCTCCACCGCCTGGAACAACTCAGCGCGCTCACGCTGGGCCATGGTGCGCGAGGAGCAGGTGGTCACGATCCGCCATGAGAAGTGCAACCTGGGCCCGCTGCAAGAAGAGATCCGCGTGGAGTTCGATGGCGCGGCCAAGGTGTTCAAGCGCTTCGGGCATGTCCCAGGCAACGCCGCCGCGCGTGCGCTGGTGCGATCACAGCACCGCATTGCGGTAATGCGACTGCTGTCAGACGCGGCCAGCCGTGGGCAGAAGCTGTCGATGTCAGTTAAGGCCACCAACAACGCCTTCGTGATGCTCAGAGATGAGCAGGGCTTCCCAGCGCAGCTGCTGCGCGCCGACTTCTTCGGCCTGCTTGCAGACATGCAGCGCGATGGGCTGGTGGAAGAGGTGGAGTACCTGAACGAGAGCCGCAAGAAGCACAAGCGGCTGGAGCTCACAGAGGTCGGCCGGCTGCGCGTGGCACAGGGCTCTGGCGCGGCTGCGATGTGGCGGGGGCAGGGCGATGAGTGAGGGTTGCGCTCGCATGCGCTCGCATTGCGGTCGCACTGCGGTCGCATCCGGTCGCAATGGGGGCAGGCATGGCCCCCACACCCCAGTGGGGGGCCTGCCCTCTGCGACAGCATGTGCGCTCGCATGTAACATGGCCGGGAGGCCATGGGGATGCGGTCGCATGCGAGCGCAGATTCAGGCGGGGTTGAAGGTGTGAGAATCGCTCCATGATGACGCAGGAGCAATCGGCGGCGGAGCGCGGCTCCACTTTTGAGGCGCCCAAGAGGAAGGTGATGCGGACGCCTGACGGGCGGGAGCTGCCGGCCGGGCGCGTCAAGGGTCAGCCTAACAAGCTGACCGTCGCGCTCAAGGACGCGGTCGAGCGCGCAGCCCGCGACTGCCACCCGCAGGGCCTGGCCGGCTGGCTGGTGGACCGCGCCAACGGGTCGATTGGCGACCGGCAGATCTTCGCCGGCATCGTCGGCAAGGTGATCCCGCTGCAGATCCAGCAGCACGTGCAGGGCGGCATCAGCATCAACCTCAACTGGTTGGGCGGCCGCCAGATTGGCACAGTCACGGCACAAACCGTGGAGCAGTCGCCGCAAGTCGTTGATCTGATTGAGCAATCCGCCGACAAGTACCGGATTGTTGATCAGCACACACAGCCGGAGGCGGCTGCCAAGGCGGCGGCAGCAGTCGCACAGAAGGCCTCAGGAGCACGCGAAGGGCAGGGTGGCTAGGGTGGCCTGGGCCAGGGCGCGATCGCGGCGCCTGCGCCTGCCGAGCAGCCCTGCCAGGCCCGCGTGGCCATGGGTCCAGGCCTGACCCCCCATCCCCCCGTCGAGCCGGGGGTGGGGGCCTGGCTGGAGCTGGGGCCCCCCGCCCTTTCTCCCTACCCCCAAAAGACCTTTTGATCCTTTCTCACCATGCCCAAATTGCGTAAAGCCGCCTGGTACATCAACAGAGAGATCCAGAGGCTAGAAAAAGCATGAAGCTGCAGGAGTACCAGCCGCGGCAGGTGTTCCTGCCCCTGCACAACCGGACCAAGCGCTGGACGGTCGTCGTCGCGCACCGGCGCGCTGGCAAGACGGTGGCGATGTGTGCGGACCTGGTGATCGGCGCGCTCGAGACGGCGCTGCCCAAGCCGCAGTTCGCGTACCTGGCCCCGCAGCGGGATCAGGCCAAGCGGGTGGCGTGGGGCTACCTGAAGGATCTGACGAAGGACTTGTGGGCCAAGCCGCCGAATGAGTCGGAGCTGAAGATCACGATCAGCAACGGCCACGGGGGCGAGAGCACGATCTACGTGGCGGGCGCGGACAACTACGACGCGCTGCGCGGGATGTACTTCGATGGGGTGGTGCTGGACGAGGTGGGGCAGATCCGGCCATCCGCCTGGTACACCGTCCTGCGCCCCGCGCTCAGCGACCGGCGCGGCTGGGCCATCTTTGCCGGCACGCCTGCGGGCAAGAACATGTTCTGGAATCTGCGCGAGGAGGCCAGGCTGAATGCGCAGAGCCACTTGTTGCTAGAACTCCCCGCGTCCAAGACCAACATCATTCACCCGGAGGAGCTGCGCGACGCGAAGGCGCAGATGACCGAGGACGCGTTCCTGGTCGAGTACGAGTGCAGCTTTGATGCGGCGGTGCCGGGCGCGTACTACGCCAAGCAGATCAGCGAGATCTACGGACTGGGCCGCGTTGGCGACTTCAAGCCTCAAGCCGACATGCCGGTGCACCTGGTGGCCGACCTGGGCTTTACGGACAGCTGCAGCTGGTGGGGATGGCAGGAGACGCCAGACGGGTATCGGGTGGTGGAGTTCATGGAGGACGACAACCAGCCGATCCAGCATTACATCGACTGGGTGAAGAGCAGGCCGTACAAGGTTGGCAATGTGCACCTGCCGCACGACGCGAAGGCCAAGAGCCTGCAGACGGGCAAGTCGATCATCGAGCAGTTCCTGAGCGCGGGCATCCGGCCGAGCCTGGTGCCGGAGATGAGCCTGCAGGACGGGATCGAGGCGGCGCGTCTGGTGCTGAACCGGTGCTACTTCAACGAGGAGGCGACCTACGACGGGGTGGAGCACCTGCGGGCGTACATGCGGGAGTGGGATGAGAGGACGCAGACCTACCGCAACAAGCCCAAGCACGACCAGCACAGCCACGCCGCGGACGCGTTCAGATACCTGGCCCTTGCTGCGCGTCCGGTGGTGGGAAAATCGAAACACGATGAGAGCCGCCCAGTGCGCAACATCGGGGGCGCCCATTACGCGTTCACTTTGGACCAGATATGGGATACGGGCCCGCAGGCCACACAAAGGATTGGCTGATGGACGAAGGCAAGATCACCAGCGCCAGCGACTTTGATTCAAGCCCGATGGGCCTTGCCCAGCGCTGGGGCACTGAGATCGAGGCGGCTGACCAAGAGTTGAGGAAGTTCCACGACGAGGCGCGGCGGATCGTGCAGCGCTATCTGGACAAGCGTGACGCCTACGGCAAGGACGAGAGCAAGGTCAACCTGTTCTGGTCCACGATGAAGGTGCTGCTGTCGATGCTGTACGCCCGGCCGCCCAAGGCTGACGTCAGCAGGACGTTCCTGGACTTTGAGGACGACGTGGCGCGGGTGGCGGGCACGATGCTGCAGCGGATCCTGAACCGCGGCTTCGATGACGACACCTCGGACTGGGACACCAACGTGCGCCAGGGCATTGAGGACTGGCTGGTGGTCGGGCTGGGGCAGATCTGGTTGCGCTACGAGGTCAAGACCGAGCCCTACGTCATCCCGGCGCAGCTGGACCCGATGACGGGGATGGAGCTGGCGCCTGAGCAGGAGGCCGAGCGCATCGTGGATGAGGACGCCCCGTGCGACTACATCTACTGGGAGGACTTCTACTGGTCGCCGGCCCGGACCTGGGGCGAGGTGCGGTGGGTCGGCCGGCGCGTCTACATGACCAAGGACCAGCTCGAGGCGCGGTTTGGCGAGGAGATCGCCGCGGTGGTGCCTCTGGGCAAGACGAAGAGCCAGTCCAACGTCAACGACCAGGAGGTCAAGCACGACCCGTGGACGAAGGCTGAGGTTTTCGAGATCTGGTGCAAGGAGAACCGCAAGGTCTACTGGTACACCAAGGGCGCGGACGTCATCCTGGACGTGAAGGACGACCCGCTGCAGCTCGACGGGTTCTTCCCGTGCCCCAAGCCGGTGGCGGCCAACGTCACCAGCTCCAACTTCCTGCCGCGTGCGGACTACATCTTCGCGCAGGACCAGTTCAACGAGCTCG